CGGTTGTACAAATATACAAAACTTATTTTAATATATTATATTTTAACATAATATTAACTTATCCATTTTCTTTGAAGATTTTAAGTGTGTAATCGCGTTTCTTTAATACTGTTTTATAAATATCAAGTTCAATTCCTCCTTTGCTAAATATCCAAAAGATTTCATTTGATTGCCTTTGCATTGTCGTTAATCTGTCGCGAGATTGCCAGTAACTTGTTGCGCTAAAAGCAATATTATAATAAACTAAATACTTTGCATTTTGCAAACTTATTCCCTCACGTCCGGATACGATTTGCAAAGCAATACATTTATTGCTATTGTCAAACTCTTCGACATCGTTTGTCAAATTATCTCCGTAAACTGATTTGAGAGCGTTCCATTCCTCTTTGAAGACGTAAAAAATTGCAATTTTTACTCCCGAAAATTTTTCGAGAGTAAATTCAGCTTTTGAATAATCAATTACTTTACTCGATCCGTCTTCAAATTTACAAGTCCCTGAGCTTAGTTGGTGAACTTTTTGCATCAATTTTACTCCAGTATCTCCGAGAATAACCTGGCCGTCGGTATTTTTAACAACTAAGTCTCTTTTTAATCGTTTTATAACTTCATAAGTTATCGGTTGCATTTCACATTCTAAAATCATTTCATTAACTGAGGTTGTGAAACCCGCTTGAGCCTGAGTAAAAGTCAATAAATAGTTTTGAATGACTCTTTTTATTAATGACTCTTTTGCCTGGCTGTAATCTTTTATAATTGCATAGCCTAAGCGTTTTTCTTTTACGTCCACATAATCGACAGCCCACTTGTAAAAGTTAGTATATTGTTTAAAAGGCGAATAATCCGAAACCCAAAATTGATTAAACCATTGCGAATGACTCTCTGGCGTTGGCGTTCCTGACAAAAATATCATTGGGAGTTTTGAATAACGTTTTTTAAATAGCTGAGCGACTTTATTCGGCTTTGGGAAAGCTCCATATTTGTGATTCTCATCCGAAACGACTAAGTCAAAATCGGTATCCTCAATTTTATGTAAACTTTGATCGTTTATTATTACAATTTCAAACTCATAACCAAAATTAAAATGATCTCGCTCGATGCTGGAGATAGCTTTTTTCTTAGTTACAAATAATACCTTTTTAGCTCCAAATAGTTTACAAGTTTCCAACGCAATAGCTGTTTTGCCTGTGCGGACTTCGCAGCAATAGTAAACTATTTTTTTATGTCTTAAAATTTCAACTCCTTCGTTAGCTAATTTTGTCTGATATTCTCTAAGTTTTAGCATAATTAAAAAGCTAAGTCGTTTTCGTCTTCAACCTCTGTAATAAATCCGTTAATCGAAAATTTACGAATACCTCCGTTTGTAGTGTCTTCTCGTTTCCATTGCTTAAATTCAAAGTAAGTACCCAACCAACGTCCAAACCAACTGACATTCATATTTCGAGGCATCTCTCTAGATCCGTCGGCATACGATTGCATTATCTCCTTAGTAGTATAAAAATAATCGTTTTTCCATAAATATTCATTCTCACAAAAGTCATAAAAATCCTCGCAAGTGTTTGCAATTAATTTCTTTGTTTTACCGGTTTTAAGTTCTGAGTATATCAAACCATTTTTAAAATACTTTTGAATGTTTGAAATCATATAATTAAAAAATGCGTTCCACTCAGACTCATTCCAACCGTCAAAAAACATTTTACCAAACTCGTTAACCGGTTTATATTTTTTTGAGTAGTGTCTAAATAATTCGATTTCAATTTTTCTAGCATCGTGCGAGTCTCCAACTCCGGATAAAATATAATTTGAAGTAAATAAAATTTTTGGACTTTTATAAAATGGTATTTCAATCGGTTGCAAGTTCTTTTTGTTTAAAGTCAAGTTTCCTGTTATTATACTAAATAACGTTTCAAATTTAAACGAGCGCTCCATATCGTCAAAACATATAATATTATCGTCGAGGTTAATAGTTTGATATGGAAATTGACCTTTATTGTTAAATTCCTTTCCGTTTAAAGTTACCATTTTACGCAAATGTCCGAGAGCTTTTGATATTAAAGTTTTACCAGTTCGTCCGCTTGGGTTGTCATTTAAAGTCTCATCGTAGTAAACAATCGCCAATCCCTCGTCTTGTTTTTTATAGGTATTTAATAAGTAACCGATTGAGGTTTCAAGCGCTATTTTTCTGCTCTGATCCTGGTTGGAGATATTTAAAATAAAAGTTTCAAAATCGGACTTGTCTTGAGTGATTTTAAAATTATAGTCTATTATGTTTTTTTGCCAAACAAAGCCTCCGATATTAATGTAATCGATAAAATTAACCGAGTCAATTTTTACCTCAACGACTTTATTTTTAAAAAATAAATAAGACGTTTCGGCTGAGTCTCGGATCATTGTTAATTCCTTTGTGTCGAGTTGGTTTAAATATCCCTCTGTAAATTTTGTCGTTGACTTAGCAAAGAAATTATAGACTTGCATATCTACCTCAATAACGTGATTAAGTACAAAATCTTTAATTTGAACCTCGTTGACCTCGTTTATAATATTATTGTAAACTTTGACAAAAGTAAACTCTTTGTCATTTAGTTGGACTTTATAAAACCCTCGATTTTCTAAAAACAATTTGAATTTGTAATCGTTTAAAGATAGTTTTCCATTTTTGTCGGTGTCCCAAAAAACCAAAAAATCGTCCTCAAAATCGAAATCGATTAACTCCTCAATATCTGTATCCGTTAATCCGTCTTTGCGAAATTGTTTTTTGGCTTTTTGCACCCCCTTTTTTAGTATGTCCTGAGCCTCCCTGATTTTATTATCGTCAACCAAAGTAAGGCTGTCAAACTCGCTCGTATTTTTATAAGCGCTTTTTACAATTGTCTCAAGTTCCGAGTCAGTTAATCCGGCTGAATAGAAATTTTTAAACATTCCAATCGCCTCGTCCATTGGAAGTCCGGCTCTGTTTAAACCGGATCCCAATTTAAAAAGATTATTATTTCTCTCTCCAGCGTTTAAAGTAAATTTTTTATTAAACCATTTTATAATTACGTCAACCTTTTTTGAGGTGTCGTTAATTTGAAAGTGAGTTGGATAATTATTTTTGCGAGTTATCTCTGTAAACTCGTTTTTTAAAATCCAAACTTTTGAATTATGGTTAATAAACAAGTCAGGATCAAAACTCTCATAACAAACTCGAGATATATCTTTTGTCTTTGTATCTAGGTTTGTGTCAAAAGTTTCGCAAAGAGCCTCATAATATTTTTTATGATTTTGAATTTCGGCTGGTATTTTTACGATTGCCTTAACTCCGTTTCCTGACGGACTTATAAAAGCGCTATAAATATACTCGTTATCCTGTAAACTATCTCTTAAACAAATTGCATCGTCCACGTCGTCAAAATCCAAACACGCAAATCCGGAATGAGTAACGCAATTTTTTGCAGCTCGTCGAGAAAATTCACCACTAAAACAAACGGACTTTAATTTTCCTTTCGCCTGGTTGCGTTTCTCTTTGTCATTTATCAATCGTAAAGACTCAATTTTATCTTTATTACTTCCGTCTTTAAAAGATAATAGTACATTGTCAATCTCATCAAAAAATGGATTTTCAACTTCTGTGATTTTTGAAAATATTGTTATCATAATTACTTTGCTGTTCCGTTAAATTTATAATAGTAAATGTCATTTTTTTTAGTCATAAAATCTAAAATGACAACTCCAAAATCGTCGTAGTCTGGAGTCAAAGTTAACGGGATGCAATTATCGACATCAATCGATTTTAATAATTCGTTGTAAGCGCTCGAGTGAATAAGTTTTGAGCTAAAAGTTTTGGAGTCTAAGTCATCAAATACGTTCTCCATTTCGTATTTGTTTGTGATAAATAATTTCATAAATAAATAAATTTAAAAAGGGATAAATCCACCAACTTCGACACTGGTTTCATTATCCCTTAGTAATAATGTTTTCTTTGATTGTCGAAGTGGTACAAATATATAAATTTATTTTTAATAAACTAACTTTTTTTAATATTTTTTTTAAAAACAGCATAATACACTTAAAAGACAGCATTTCATTTTTTTGCTGTTGTACTGATAGCGTGGCTTTACATTACATTTTGACTATAAAAAACAGCAAAACAGCATTTTTTTACTTTTTGCCGAAAAATATTTTTTTTTTATCTTTTATAAAATATATATATAAGAGAGGCGTTTTTTTGTGTTTTGCTGTTTTGCTGTTTTGAGCAAAAAAAAGGCTTACATTTCTGTAAACCTTAATTCCGACCTGGGACACCCAAATCCAATTATTAACCAACAATAATCTAAAAGTCCAAATCGTCGTCCTCGATAACCTCATCGCTCTCAATTGGAGCGATTGCATCAATTGGCTCAGCCTTTGCCAAATAAGTTTTTAAATATGCCTCCAATACATTATAAGCCTCATCGGCTAAGTCAGCCTCCGACTCGCTTAATGACTTATCAAACGCAAAACCTGGCGTCGTATATTTAACAGCTCCCTTTTTGCCGTCAATTGCTTTGTCAACGACAACCCACTCGTCCGTTAAACGTGAGCGAGTCTTTGCTGTAAAATCTCCGTAACTTTGGCACGCTGCTCCCTTAAGTTGTAAATTAGCGATTGATCCGTCTTCGAGCATACAATAGACGCTCTTAACATAATGACCTCCGGCCGCCTTAATTTTCTCTTTAATGTCTTTGTAGAGTCCCTTAGCGATTTCATTTCCTTTGAATGGTTTGACAACCATTTCGTCACGTGAGATAAATTTTACCTCGTTGGAATTGATTTGACTCGAGCTTGCGTCGTTCCAACCTTTGACCGTGTGTAATTCGTCAAGGACTAAAAATTTAAAAGGTAACTGGATTGACACGTTTGCCGAAGTTTCACGATCGTAAAAGCTAAAACATTTGTCATTTGATTTCCACTCAATAAATTTAGTTGAGGGATTTGTTTGTGGTTGTGAAAACGCTTGTTTTCTGTTTGAAATTGTACTCATAATTTTATTTATTTATGGTCTGAAATTAAGATGCTCAAACCTTGCATCGGTATTATGATAACGCTAAATTATATAATTTTTTTTAATTAACAAAATTTTTCTGTATAAATTATTTACTCTTTCGGAATTAATACCTCTTTTATAGTAAAAATTAATAACTCTTTTGATCCTGGTTAACTCGCTTTGCTTACTCATAAACCTCCTCCAAATCTAAATAACGATATGTATTTGTAAACTTGCCCCAATTTACTAAAACTGGAAGTCCCGAAGTTCGCCTTTCATTTTGTAACTCGTTTCCGATTTCAACTATAACTCCGATTTTGTCGGTTGGATTGTGTCTGTCTGGCTCTATTGCAAAAATACTCGTTTGTTTTAATCTTACTTTTTGACCTATTCTCATTTTTATTAAAATTTTAGTGATATTGAATTTTTTCGAGGTGTCGTTCCCACTTTGGGAACGTCGTTTCCGTATGCGTCAATTATTGACTGTTTTTGAGCGAGTTTTAATAATTCAACCCTTGCATCCAGGTCGGCTTTTAATTGGCAATAAATCGGATCGTCTGAGTAGTCAATCGAATTACCTCCATTTGTCGGTGTAAACTCAACCCCGTAGCAATTAAGTTTCTCCTCCGGTAGGTGTTTTCTCATTTCGCTATCGGCTGAATTAATTACCTCTTTTAATCGGCAAATATTCGCCATAAAATGGTGTTTGTCAATCTCTCCGCTTTCGATTACATTGTCAACCATTCGCTTTCCTGTTAAGATTGCGTCCTTTTTTGTAAAAGTTGGCTCATACATTGTTAAGACTTGCTCTGAATTTTCTAAAAATAAACTTGAACTTGCTCCCATTTTAATTTTCGATTTCGTATGCCTTGCGACATTCAGTTGAACAATATTTGCTGTCGGTTTCCTCTCCGCAAAATTTACACTCGTTTTCTTTTGACTCGTTTGGAGTCTCTGTTTTCCAATTGTCGTAATTTTCCATTTAATTAATTTTTTGATAAGCGTTGCACATTTTTTCGTTGTTTGAGTAGTGTATTGACTGGACCGTTTTACGCATCCATTTATCAAACTTTTTAACCTCTTTTAATTTTGCTTTGTTTTCCATTCTTTTATTAATTTATTAATTGTTTCAATTATTTCTGGCAATAACTTATTTTCGATTATAATGTTATGCTCTTTTGTTTCAATGTAAACGTCTAAACGTTTTTTCTTTTGATCTGTTGGTATTTTATTCCTTCCCATCTTTTATAAATAAATTATCTAATTCTAAAATTCCGAATTTTACATTTGAAACTGTACATAATTGATTTGCTGTATAAACATCCAATGAGATGTAAGAAAAGTTTTTAATTAATACATTTTTTATTCCTTGAACTAAAAACGGATATTTAATTCCATCAGCTTCCAATAATTCTAAATACTCAGGTTTTAAACGTTCTAATAAATTTCTCATAATTATCTTAAATTTTGAAGTAAAAAATATACTGCAGCGATTGCAATAAAATAAATTTGGTGTTTTTGCTTTTTCATAATTGTTTTATTTATTTGTTGTTATCTGAGTACAAATATACATTTAAAATAGTCATAAAAAAACTTTTTTATTTAATTAACATAACTTTAACAAAAAACCCTTTCAAAAAATTGAGAGGGTTTTATTAATTACGGGTATTTACGAATAATTACGGGTATTTTAGTATATTAATTATATGTAAATAGGTATAATTTTCTACTAAAACGCTATTTTATATGCGAAAGGGTATAAATTTTCTACTAACGTAATATAAAACTATTATTAATAATATAAGCCAAAGCCACCAAAATTCACTTATAAACGATGCTTTGCGTTCTATTTGCTTAACGCTTGTTTTGGTTTGCGTGGTTGACTTAATGTTTTTTTTATGACTACTTTGTACAATCTCGTTTTTTAGTGTCTTATTTACGCTGTTTTCACGTCTGTGGCGTATTTTACCATTAATATACGAGGTCTTTTTACCATTATTATCAATAATTATAAGCGCTTTTGTGCTATCAATCGGCTCAATTTCAAAATCATTAACGACTTTCTCAATATTATAAGCCGTATTTGTCACAATTTTAGTAGTATCGGAGATCGAAATTTCGCCTTTTGTTGTGATTTCAGTATTACTTTTGTTTACTTTACGAGTTCCACACCCCACAAATAACAATATAATAAGGATAAAACTAACTTTTTTAAATTTATTTTCCATTATAAGTATATTATCGTATTTTATTTTCCACTATTCTAAGATTATTGACCTCATAATCGCCATTTTTTTCCACTAAAATATGAGCAAAGCCATTATTCCAACTATTAAATGGCATATACTCAGGTTGTAAACCACATAAACAACCAACGCTCCAAGTCGTTGTCACAGTTCCACTTAACGAAACCTCCGTGTGTTCGGACGTTCTGTGATGGTGTCCTATAATTGAGCTTTCCTTAGCTTTCATATACAATCCTCGAGCTGGATTAACCGGAGGCGCAAACCCGCTGAAAAATTCGTGTCCGTGTAATAATGGCAATTTACCAGCTTTGGCAATTTGCTTACTTTTTACCTCTTGAACTCCAGCCTCTCCAAATCTTAAAATCGTTGAGAGTTCAAAATCCGGTATTCCTAAAAGCTCAGGAGCTTGCAACTTTAAAAAGTTTTGCCAACGGTCTTCGTGGTTTCCAATTTTGTAATAAATCGGAGCTTGGAAGTGATCCTGTAAATTCTTTAAAAAATTTCGTGTCATTTCTAACTCATCGGCTATATTTCTAAGACGTCTGTCTTTAATAAATCGAGATAGCATATACATATCGATAGTATCTCCGTTTAAATAAACGCAATCGACTTTCTCGGATTTACCATAATCAATCGCTAACTTAAGAGCGTCGTTGTTTTGATAGGGAAAGTGAATATCACTTAAAAATAAAATGTTTTTGTTTGGGACGATTACTTCGCTTTGTTTTTCGTAGTCCGACTCTGGTAACTCAAAATTTTTTTCCATAAATTGTTTTCTTTCTTTTGCTGTTCTTACTGAGGTTAAATCTTTTACACTTCTTTGTAATTCTCCGCGATGCGCTCTTACAAGTCCTCGCGCTGCCTCTACACTATTAAAATCGATCGGATTATCTGCAACCAATAGACGAGAGATTGCGTTCGTGGATGCGTGTGGAAATTTAAGTAAATATTCTCTAACAATTTCACCCTTATAAGTTACTTTCATAATAAATTTGGCTTTCCTGTTCTCTTCTATTTGTCAATCCTTTTATTTCTTTACCTCCGGCCTTATTCCATTTTAAAAACTCGTTTTTAATAGTTAAGTCATCCGGATTAAAATTGATTTTTTTTAATAATGTACTTTTAGCAAATGAATTTTGGCCTATATTATAACTCAAACTAACGCAAGCGTTGAATTGATTTTGATTAACATTTGATTTTATCAATTCATTTACTTTTAAAGCGAATTTATCGGCTATAAATTTAAACATTTCAAACGCCTCTGGCTTTGTAATTGCTTTGTCTTGCATTGTCACTTTTTTTCCGTTTGGATAGTAACAATTTCCGTATCCTATTGTCGGAACTTTGGCCGAACATAAATAAGGAATTAAGCTTAAGCCTTCAAATTTACAAATTAAAAGATAACCAGCGTTATTTAATTTCATTATTTTTATTTTTTTCTAAAAGATACCAACGGCGTAAGGTATAACCGGAGGCCAATATAAAAGCGACAATTTTCATTGTAGCGTCAACGTCTGTAAAAGATATTGTATAAAATAATCCAGTCAATAGGGATGGTTTAAGGTCTAAAAAGTATTGTCTCATTTTCTTAATCTTTCAACTATATTCGTAATTCCCTCGATACCAATATAAGCCGTCGCAATAACAACCCAATCCGAAGAGGTTAACGTATGATTAAATAATCCAACGCAAGCTACCATAAAAACAAGTAACTTGCGAGAAATCCATTTACTTAATATTATATCTAATTGCTCTTTACTCATTCAAAAATTATTTTTTTCTATTTTCAATTTTTAAACCAATTATTAAATCATTTGGTATATATTCATCTGCTACTTCAACACAACCCGCAAAACTATGTACGGGATTGTTTGGGAATATTTCGCTTTCGAAAACTATTTCAATATCACTCATTACATCAAAAGCATATCCATCAGTATAAACAGCTTCTGTTATTACGTTAAATTCAGCATCGTATGTTCCATTTTCTAAAACAATTTTACCAATTTCTACAATTGCCTGAACACCTTTTCCGTATTGTAAAGTAATTTCTTTGTCAAGGTTTTCTACTTCTACATAAACTCCTTTTGCTAATAAATCAGCTATTGCAGTTTCTTTGTCTGTGTAATTAAGTTTGTAAATTTCCATTATAGTGTTGTTAGACTTGTTATTTCTGTATTTGTTAAAGGAGTTTTATATAATTGTATTGAATTTATTGAATCTTGCAAAAATAAACCTAAACTTGTATTTGCTCCTATATTAATAGAATTTAAAGGATTTGGAGCAGCAACTACACTTCCGCTTACTAAAGAATTATTATTTACTTTAATACTATAATTTGTATTTGCTCCTGATATGGTATAAGCTACTGCTATTTTTACTATTCCTATTGGAAAGTTACCCAAAGTAACACTCATTGTATTAAATGTTGCATATAAAACAGTTCCTAAAGTCCAAATAATTATCCTTTGTGTTTCAGTTCCATTTGATACTGATATTAATCTTCTTTCATTTGCGTTTACACTTAAATTAGCATCAACAAATATAGTTCCCTCTGTTTGCCCTATTAAACTACTTATTCCTGTTTTAGAAATAACATCAGCGTTACGAGTTACTGAAGATGCAACTGTTGGAATATATGAAGTTGCGTAAGCACCTGCTTCGAGCTGTGCGCCCCATATGTAAATAGTACCTTGTGTCCCTGGAGTTACAGTACCTGAAGAATCTACTTGAGCCGCAAAAATATTGAAATTATTACTACCACCTAAAGAAACTAATAAGCTATATCTAACCCATAATGTTGTTAAGTCAAAAGTTTGGTATTCTCTATTACTAATACCTATTGTCATTTTTTGAGCTACATCTGCTTTTGCCCATATACTCACGACAGCTGCCCCACTTGTACCAGCAGAAGATACGTCTCTAAAAACCCTACAATCATAAGTGCCTGTATTAGTTCCTACAAGTCTATCAGCTGTTAAATTACCATCAGGCGCAATTGTATTATTAGCCGTTACAGTAGCATTGTCTGTAGTCCAAGCAGCATTGTCAAACTGCTCTGAATATAACACATAATTAGTCCTCTGTGGCTCAACCAATAAACTCGGACAACTTCCGTTTGTGTAATCAATACGAGGTACGTT